GCTGCCGTGGCTGCGGACTCCTTGATAGAAATCTTGAACTTCACATCCTGCGCTGACAAGCGGTCGTACTGCATCATGTCGGTGAAGTCCTTGTTGAAGATGAGACGGCCGTCATCGTAGAACTGCTTGATGACCTCACACTTCTTGTCAGCAATCTGCTCCGTGAAGTTAGAGAAATCGAACAACAGTCCGTAGAGCGATGTGGTGGCGTTCTGCGTCTCCTGTGAGTAGCGAGCTGCCGATGTGCCTGCTGACGGAGTCTTGCCCTGCAGAGCACCTGACACATTCGAGATGTCGCGGATGAGCTGCATCTGAATGTTCAGCAGTTCGGGTGTACCAATCTGCACGGCATTCGATGTGATGATCTCCGGCCGCAGGTTCGGGTTTTGCCGTGAGGGCTGATAGAACACCAATCCATCGTAGGCCGTGAACTCCTCTGCAAAGTCCTTCGGTGTCATGCCGTCGGGGATGCAGGAGATAGGGACGATGGTCACACCCTTCGCTGCGGAGCGCGCTGCCATATCGTGCATGATGATGAGTCGGTTGATGTACCGCTGCTGGTCGACGATGTTGCCCATGTACGGATGAATCTCACCATTGATGTACGGATAGAGCTTCAGCGTGAACGGGTGCGAGTGGTGGTCGTAGGGCGACTCCCCTTCGCAGAGTACCGTTCCATCGGGAGCCATGTAGGTGTACTTCCAATAGGTGTCCTGGATGAGTTCTGCCGTGATATACGGGCGGTCTTCCTTCGGCACACCGCTCTCGTCATAGAGCTTTTTGCGCTCGATGTTGATGCGTCGGATGTCGCCAATGTCCTCCTTCTCGCAGCGGAAATATTTCTCTTCCATGTTGATGGCCAGCGGGTCGAAGCACTGGTAGCGTTCCTTTGACTCTTGTGACCACACCTCTATGACACGGCACATGCGCGTGTTGGCAGCGTTGAAGAATGACACGTTCTCCAGCTTGTGCTGCTCGTTCTGGTCGAGAGACAGCGAGATGTCATCGTAGTCATCGGTGCCGTCATAGCGAGTGCCGAGGTGGTAGATTTCCTGCAGGTCTTGCTTTGTGAGTCCGAACTCCTCACGGGCGAACTGCTTGTAGAGTTCTTCGGGTGACACATCGTTGAGTGTGCCAATGAGCGTGAGGTCGGTGAAGCGCACATCGTAGTTGGCTTCCCAGAATGCATAGTAGGAGTTGATAGCATCTGTCCATGCATCGAAGAGCCGTTCCTTCTCGTCATAGGTCTCGCGAGTCATTGCTACGCCACGGACGCAGTAGTCTTCGAAGCAATGCTTCAGCACATCCTGCATGCGCGTTTCCTGCCAGTTGCATTGCATGGTGGCAGACATCATGTCGGAGAGCCACTGCGAGTCGTGGGTGCGCGCGAAGCATACCGGCTCTACTCCCTGCTTGGCATAGAGGCCGACAACGGAGTTGAGGATGGATGCCATGATGTTGTTGACGAGTGGCACGGTGGAATGCTCCTGCAGGTATCTGCGTTCAGAGATGTAGCCATTCTTGTACTCTATGATGTCGCCCCACTGGTCGCCGTAGCAATAGTTCATGATGCGCTCCCCCGTCTCGCGGATGGGTCGCAGGTTCTCCCATGCCTGGTTGCAGCGTGCGAGGAGGTCGCGGTTGACCTTTCGCTGCGCTTTCTTGACGGGTCTGCGCTTGATGGTAGGCATCCCTTCAGGCATGATGTCGCCCAGTGTATATAATTTCTTTCGTGTCATGGTCGCAAAGATAGGTGTTTTCAAGGGGTGTTTTTCCGTATTACGGCACGGGCTATCTATAGATAGGGGGCGATGCCGTAATTCGGTAAAAGGCTTGGTTGAAAGGCGTATTTTTGCGAGAGATTTCCGTTGCGAACGAAAGCAATATACGATACAAAAACCAATAGATATGGAGAGTGGAATCAAGCAGAATGCCGTGAGCTTCAGCGCAGGCATGTCGAACGTGCCGAACGACCTGCTGTGCAGCGATGATGCATGCAGCGAGGTGGTTGGTTTGACCAGCGAGAACGGAGAGATGAAGCCGATACAGATGCCGAGGAAGGTGTTCTTGCCATCCGGCAGGGGCAACTTGGTGTATGTGCATCAGTTGCAGACAGGGAAGGTGTACCTTTATTACTTGATGCCGCCAGAGGTGGTTTCGCAGGGAGGTGGGTATAACTATACTTTCAGATACGAATACAACAACACTTCGAACACCTTTGTTGTGAACACACTTGTTATGGTCACGCCGAAGGTTACGTCTATAGGTAACACCCTTATCGTTACCTGCGGAAGCACTCTTTGCTATTTCTTGTGGGATGGCTCGCAGTACAAGACGCTTGGTAGCAAGATTCCAGAGCTGCAGGTGAAGTTTTGGCTGGGGGATGGATATGAAGGTCATAATGAATCCAAAATCTCTGATGACATTTTACACTATGACACTACTAACGGTTGGGCGGTTTCGACTGATCAGGAAGAGAATTGGAATGATTTCGTGATTGGCGAGTTTAGTGACCTTCGTGTAAAGGTTAATCAGCAGAAATCGTTTGTTTTTCCATTTTTTGCGCTTGCTGCTCTTGAGCTTTATGATGGAAGCTATTATATGGCAACATCACCCGTGGCATTATATCCGAATATTAGTACAAACTTTTGCTGTGCCATTGGTGGCAATGGCTTGTCTGGGCGCACCCGTTTGAGAGGTCAGACGCTCCATTTTTCACAAGAACAATCTTATTCCGATTGGTCTGACATCGTGAAAAACGTCTCCATCTTTGTAACAGATGGTGTCAATCCTTGTGACACAAAGGTGGATGCAATCTTAACTTTGGTTGGCGGAGCAGGAAGCACAAGCATAGGATTTCTTGGTGCGGAAGGGACACAAAGCGAGTTTGCATTATTTGACAATAACGAAAGCAATGTCTGCAAAGTGCTTGTTACCAAGACAGCTCAAGACGTTATTAGAGAGATGTCCGAGTTGTCTGTGTTCTACAAGTTGTGTGATGTTGGCACCGTAATCCATTCGTCGCGAAGCACGGCGAAGTTCATTACGGCACATACCATTGAGAACATCACTACGCAGACGCGGCTAGATGTGGATGGTGGCGAGTATTTCGACCATGTATCGTTGTATGGCAATGCGACCTATTCCTATAATGGCCGTTTGCACATGGCGAACATTCAGCGAGGGTTCTTTGATGGGTTCAAGCAATTCATTAGCAAGGATAATGGCACTACACATACCGTGCGTGTCGCGATAGACACGCCGATGGGTAAGAAGATTGTAACGCAAACTGGTGTGATTGGAAGCGTTGGTCACTATTTCTATTATCCTGACCCAAGGGCGAAGGTGGTGGAGATAGACGGAAGCATCGTAAAGAACTTGGAGGAACACAAGGGACTGAATGGAGCCTATTGCATCGTGTCGCCGCTAGAGACGTTGGCGAGTGATGCGGATGCGGTGTTCCCGTCTGCAGGTTTGTACGATGGTGGCACCGAGCCACTGCCCAATAAGGTGCTGGTGAGTGAGGTGGATAATCCGTTTGTGTTCAGAGCGAGGGGATATAACACCGTTGGCAAAGGCGAGGTAATGGCGATTGCAAGCAATACGGCTGCGCTGAGCGAAGGTCAGTTTGGTCAGTTCCCATTGTATGCCTTTGCCACCGATGGCATCTGGGCATTGGGCACGAATGCGACAGGAACGTATTCGACTGTTGCGCCGATGTCGAGAGAGGTGTGCAACAACCCCGACAGCGTGACGCAGACAGACTCTGCGGTGTTCTTCACATCAGAGAAGGGACTGATGGTGGTGGCCGGGAGCAAAGTGCAGTGTGTGAGTGAGCAGCTAAACGGCAAGACGGAGACATGGGGCTACACGGCAGGCAAGTGGGAGCTGGTGAACGGACAGAACGTGTTCAAGCCGATTGTGTTCAAGGAGTTCTTGAGCGGTTGCACGATAGCGTATGACTACCGCGACTCTCTGTTATGGTTGCTGAACAAGGACTATATGTGGCACTATGTGTTTAACATCAAGAGCGGCACATGGGCATTGGTGGAGTCGAACGATGATGACCCTGCCTACCTGCGTGCTGTGAGTGACTACCCCGACACGCTGCTGCAGGATGAGGACGGATGGGTGTCGACGCTTCTTGGCCGATTGGATCAGAACGATGATAATATATACTATATAGCGGACATCACTACCCGTCCCATGAAGTTTGGCAATGCGCTGACGCTGAAGAGCATTCGTGAGATGAAGCATCTTGCGATGATGGGTAGCCAGGCAGATGTTCAGATACGCCTCTATGCAAGCAATGACTGCC